AATGCTGACTATCAACGCCATTCATCGCCATCGGAACGAATTTAGCGCTACGGTCAAGCAGGAACGGCTTAAATCTGGAAGACCCGACTATTCTTTTTTCTATCCATTTTGTTAATTGCTCATGTTGGGTGTCGGTCAACGTTCCTTCGACTGAATAAACGCCAGTTGTTTGACCACCGTTCGCATGTAATAATGCGTGGGCTTCTTCGGTCGCTATTGAAAGGCCGATGGCTTCCCTTGCCAATGTGACAGCGGGCAATCCGGTCCATGTGTTCCAGCTTGGCCCCCTGACATGCCAGATGGCTTCTGCGGGGAACTCTTTTTCTTCGGAATAGACAGCCGGTGCGGAAAATTGGTTGCCGCTGGTGGTCGCTGATTGTGCGTGGATTATATAGGTAAGGGTTCCATTCGAACTTCTGTTGACTGTTACAGACCCAGGCTCAAGGGGTATTAGTTCTTTAAGCTTCCCCCTGACGATATTTTTAAATGCAAAAAAATCACCGGATAGCCCGGCATGAAAGACGATGTTTTCGCGAAGTTCAAAGCCTGTTTGCCACCTATTCGGTCTTCTGTAGAGGATGTTATACAATGGTGAATCTTTGGCTGCATCACTCCCGCCATCAGGCCGCTCTTTAAAGACTTTGCATGGGACCTGCGCGACGCCTTCGCCCAAAACTCGAAGACATGCAAAAACAGACGATACGGCGAGGGCCGATTGTGCCGTTACCGATGCTCCTGACTTTGATGGAGTTGTAAATCCCGACCAAAACGGCTCGGAAAATGCAGCGTTTTTCCGGGGGCGCATTATGGCAGATGCGATCCCCATTACTCGCTACCAAGCCGAAGACCGGCAATTACCAACAATGCGCCGCAAACCGAAAACGAAACCCACGGTTCATAGAGCCATAGCCCGTACCCCAGCATGGAAAGGCCGGAAAAAAGGCAAACGTCTGACTTATCGATGTCGATTGATTTGTAGATGGAATTGAAAAACTGTTTGATTCGGCCCAAATGTTTATCCTCGTCAGGATGAATGACCGTGGCGAAAAGAAAACTTCGTGAGCCGATTGTAGCAGGGTTTTTTAGGGCTACCTAATAGCAGACATAATAAATATACTTATTTTAAAGTATTTTATTGACTTTTGGGAATATTCCTGCGAAACTAAGTTTATATTTAGAGAGGAACGGGCAGACGATGAAATTAAAAATGCCAAAATTTCTTAAAAGAAACAAAATCATCTTTTACACGTACACCCCCGGCGAATTTTGCCAGCCTGGGACAATCCATGAAGTGAACGGCAAACAGTATCTTGTATCGCACTGGGTTGACATGCCGTCGCACGTAAGTGGCCTATACGCTCCAAGCGTAAAAGTTGTGGGGAAGGAACTGTAGTGTGCCTGACAGCCCGGAAAGACGGGCAAGCTATTATAAACGGGAAGGAATTATATTCTATGCCAACAATAACATGGGCATATTTTGGAGACGCAAAAGGATATCGCATATTTCTTGATGGTGAAGAAATCCATTTCACAACGAGCGAACGCGAGCGCGATATGTTTATTGCTGAGTTGAAAGGAAGGTTAAAATTTCTCAAAGTCGAGCCAAAGGATTCCATTAATAATTCTGGTATAGGATGGGTAGAAATAGCAAAAACCGGATTGCCGAAAGAGGATGGCAATTTCGCAATCTATGCAAAGGCCGCTCACGATAACCGCTCGACTTCCGAACTCAAGATGATGGCATGGCATTCTCAGGATAGGGGCTGGTCGCTAATGCCTGCCGTTTGGATTCCGCACATCACACACTGGATGAAAATTGAATCTCCAAATTAAAACGGCTGAACCGCTTCCAGTTTCTTGCCGGTCATGTCTTCCAAGATTCTAACCCAATCCATCGCTTTCTCAGGAGGGAAGCACCCGGCAAGGCCTTTATCTTCAACCGAAACCCACGAAACAAAATTAACGCCGCGCAACTCGTAAACGTACCAGCCGCCGCATTTTGTCCGAATCCACATCATTCACTCCCTGTAAATACTTTTGTCTCATCAAATCCATAGCAAAAATCGATACCAACAATTTCTTTTAAAGCCGATATAAACGCAGGAACCGACGCTTTTAAGACAAGCAGATCATAGTCTAAGGAGTTATTTGTTTTTGGCAATTTAGCTGTATTAAAAAATTTCCGAATTGCCTTTTCAAGATCGCTCTCGTTCAATATTAACATACCCCCCCTTTTTTTTATTCACACTCCTTATACATCTTCAAAATATCTTCCCGCTTAATCCGCATTAGCTTCGGGCCGACCTTTCTTGCCGGGAGAACATTCCTTGCAATCCACCCGTAAATTGTCTGAACTGACACTTCAAGGACAACTGAGACTTCTAATGGCGTGAAATTCTGCTTATTCGGAAGTTGAATTTGAGTTTGAATTGGTTCGGTCAAGACGGTTCTCCTTTCAAATTATCCCTTACAAAGTTCCAAGGCCTGTTTCTCGGTAAACCCGGCCTTCACCAGCGAATCGTATTTAGCCTTCGTGATGGTGGCCTGAAGCGCTGTGTAGGCGATATGCATCGCAAGGTTGTCGCGCATGGTGGCTATCGCCTTTGCGAAATCGCTGACCTTAAAACCGTCATCGCATGTTGTCTTACCTGTCTCTTTTGGCTTTTCGCCCATTTGCTTTATCCTTTCCCTTAAAAATTAAAAATTCATCCTCAGCCGGATATCTCCCATATTCTACCCTTTCTCCCAAAAAGATATCTCCTGCACCATCTCAACTGCCCGGTCCTTTGATTTTAACCCGACCGCCATTGCACACGCGACCGCGCCATCAATGCGAAACCGGCTGGCAGACTTGTCTATTTTCCGGTTCCCCGCCGAATCCGATATGCTCATGGCATTTGAGAAATTCCATGTCAGAACCGGATTGCCATCGTGAACGAACTTGCGCTCTAATATAGACACTTCAACCGCTTCGACGGCCTGAGTCATGGACGCATAGCCTTGACCCCAAGGAACGAGCCGTAGTGAACCCGCACGATTGTCATCCTTGCCGTCCACATAACAATCAACGCCGATCCTACCCAAAGCGTTCATGAGGTCATCAATCCGGTATCTGTCAAACGCCATGCCGATTACATTGTATTCGGTTACAATGTTCGCCAGCCGAGCGGCGACCCACTCATATTGAATTGCCCTGCCGGGTGTCGTCTCGATAAAGCCCTGATCTCGCCAAACCCGATATGGTACCCTGTCACGGCGCTCATGTTCGTCCAATGTCTCACCTGGCTTCCAAAACCATGCGGCAACCGCGTCTTGCTCCCCATCAGAAACGCCCACCAAAGCCGTCAGATCGGTTTTACCGGACAAATCAAGGCCGAGGAATACGCCAGCACCTTTCTCTATTTTTGCGTCACCCTTGCAAGCCAGCCATTCGCTCCGTGGAATAAGCGGGGATACAGCGTTCACGCGTTGATTTAGGTAAAGGTTTCTGAACGCGGCCTCAAATGACGGCATCCGCTTTGCCCTCTCAGCAGCAACCCGCATTTCATCCACCGACCGGAAAACGCCAAGGGCCGGGTTTGCCTTCTTCCATAACGCCTTGTCGTCAAAAACATTCTCAGCATCGTCCGGGACGTTGTAGAGGTGGCAAACCGTTGATTTGTCCCGGCCAGACACGCCATCGTCAATTAATTGGGAAAGGATGTGCTGCGGGTCGTTGGATTGGGTGCTAATGACAATAAACAGGGGTTCAAGTCGAGCCGCCATTGATGTGTCAAGCGCGTCATACAAATCCCTATTTTTTGCCTGTGAAAGTTCATCAAAAATGCAGACCGTAGGGTTAAGGCCATATTTTGTCCCTGCTTCTGCCGAAACCGCCCGGTAAAACGACCCGTTTTCAAAGTACACCATTGTCTTTGTTGAATCGACGATCTTTATCCGGGATGACAACTCTGTGTCGGCACGGACAATCTGAGCAGCGTACTTAAAAACAATCGCTGCCTGGTCGCGATCGTTGGCTGCGCTATATATCTCCCCATTTGTTTCAGACTCCGGCCCAATAAGATGAACCAGCACAAGGCAGGAAATAATCGCAGTCTTGCCGTTTTTTCTCGACACGCTCAATATGGCCCGCCTGACAAGCCGCTTGCCATCTTTTCGAGTCGGGGCGTAAATATCGTTGATGAATTTTTTCTGAAACGGCTGAAGATTGAAAGTTTCGCCAGCGCCTTCACCTGACGGGACTTTCAATTGCTCAATAAACTTAAAAATCCGCTCAACCCTGGCACAATATTTCGCCATGCCTATTTATTCCAAAAGTGATCTGAGTTTAACGGCATCCCGCTTTCATCGCACCCAGATATAACCATCCGGCCATGCTCCGCTTCGTGACACTCAAAACAAAGACTTTCAAGATTGTCCATTGTAAGGCGCAGAGCAGGGAATTGATCAACCGGCTTAATATGATGGACCACGCCGTAGTTCCCGTTGGCCTTAATTTTGATCGGAACATGCTTGCCAGCTTTCAGGCACCGTTCACAAAACGGCGACGCCTTCACTTTGGCGGCACGGACTTTACGCCACTCGCCATCGTAGCCGCGCTCATTGCTATTGCCCCGGTTGTCAGACCATCTTTTTTTCTTGTCAGCCATTTATTTTTTGGCCTTGCCGCCGATAAGCCCTTCAAACTTACTTTTGGGCTTAGGACCGTTTTTTATCCCCATCGTTGCGCGGGCTGTGGGGTTCATTCCAAAAGCCGACGCATATTTTACCATGTCTGCGGCAGCTTTGTTCCTAGTCCCAACAAGGCAATGCTGCACCGCGTTCCCGTTTTGAGTGGTTTCAACCAACCCGGCGAGTGGCCCAAGCTCCGCGACCCTTCCCTGGAGGGCTTCGTCTGCGGCCCGCCACACAGAATACGACACGCAATACGCGGCGAGGGTCGTGTCATCTATTTCTGCAAGAATGCCCATAGCGTGAATGCCTTCCACTTTTCTGTTCCATTCCTCAACCGCATAGGCGTCAAGAAATGATGGTGGTTGTGGCATATCAAAACAAGGCACTGGTTCGGAATTAATCGGAGTCCGACCGGGGTTCCCGTCTAAAATTTTTAAGTGGTTCGGCTTTGCTTTTCTTCCCATTTAATTATTCCTCATTCAAAAGCATGTGTTGATTTGCATTGGCAACTGATGCTGGAAGGGTTTGTATAATTTTGCAGACTTTTTATTGTTTTCTTCTTTCCACAATGGCTGTAAATTTTTTAGCGCCCAACACTCCCTAAATGCCACGTCATGCGCTGATTTGATAATAAATGCGCTAATCGGCAAGATATGGTCTATCTCCCACACAGTTCCGTAATTATCCCAACTCATTCCCTTCTTGAACTTCTTTTCAAGATGGCGCTTTAAGTCTTCCACTGAATATCCAACCAACTTAAGCGACGACTCGCCTTTTTTGGATGCGCCGACACTTTTTAACCCTGCATAAATTCCAGTTCTCATAACGCAGGAGAGCTTATATTTAATGTCATTCTTGCGCCTTTCTCGCTGCAACCTTCTATTTTTTGCCTTCGAGCAAGCATCCGAACAAGTCGTGTGTGTGGCCGCCGGATGAAACCTTTTTCCGCAAACGCAACAAGCTTTTACCTTTAGGGGGTTTTTCTCGCGCCAGTTTTTATTATATTTGTCAGACCTGCACTGTGAGGAACAAACCATTTGTCGCCTTGATGAAGGCTGGAATGACACTCCGCAGATTGGGCATTTCTTTTTATCCAAAAGAACCCCTTTAAAATATGCGCTTAAATGACCACCGGGAACTCCAAGCGCATTGGCGATATCCGAATGCGATTCGCCTTTTGCGTACATTTTTTTTGCCAGCACAGCGTCAGCGTCGCTTAAAAGCTTTTTCCCACCCATTCACAAAGTCCTTCCGTTTTTATCCAAGTTCGCAACCCCCGGTCAAAATTTCTCGAAAGTTTCAACAGGAG